CTGTCATTTCAAAAGACATTCTAGGTAGGGTCATTGCAACTTTTTTATCCAAATCAGGATCAAATAATAATCTTTGAACGTATAGTTCTTTTGCTGAATAGGCAATGGGAACAATAAACCTTTCGGCTTCTGTATTATTTGGATTATATCGAACTAAAGTAATCTCATCAAATAGATTACCAAAACCTATTACGAGTTTACGAATAACACGATTGTATATTGGTGTGGCCATTAGATTGATCCAAACGGATTAGTTTCAGAAAAGTCTATAATAGAATTTGCTGTGTTAGCAAGGTAGAAATTATCATATACTTCTAAATGTGCTGGACTGTTTAATGGATCAAAAGACGTTAATGTAAATCTAGCATTACTTGTTTTACCAATTAATGTTCTTCCATCGACAAACTCACCAGCAATATTTGTAACTGATAATGTATTTGAACTTGGTATCCAAGACTGAACATAAGCCACAGTATTAGCATTGGCATATGTTCCGTCTAAAGATTGATAAACAATTTCTTGTATTGTATATACACCTGTTCCAGAGCCAGTATTTAAATGTAATGTATATGAAGAATCATTAGAAACCTTATCGATATCTGCCGTACCTGTGTTGATAATTTCTTGTGAGTACTTGAATTTCTCAAGGCTTAATTCATAGAAATATGGTGCTCTTCTTCCTAATTGATGAAAGTCTTTTGCTTGTTCTACGAATGTAATCTCATACAATTCACCAGTACCATTTAGAAAAGGAACATAAACTAAATCACCTTCTCTTGGTCTTGTTATTGTTGCAAGTGGCATTCTTTGGTCAAATGACCTTTTCGATAATATTACTTTAACTACTTCTCGAATTTCTAAACCAAACTTAGAAAAGAAATCTTGTTGGCCTTCATAACCAGAGGCATCAGACAGGTACATTTCTAATGGATAAGAAGCTCTAAACTTTTTAACTGGATCTTCTCCGTATAAAATGTCTCTGTCTTGTGGGTTTTCTATTGGTAAATAGTACGAGTCAAACCCCATGATTTTAATTGATTCAACAATTAAATCTTCTATAAGGTGTTGTTCACCGTGAGAGTTGTAGTTATTAAAGTATACTGAAGTTGCCATATTAGTTCATCATGAATTCTAAAGGTGCTCCGTATTCGGTTTGCATTTGCTGTTCTAGCTTGGCAATCTCATCCATGGCTTCTTGGAATATTCTATCACCATTTAATGTTACACTACCTGGTAATTGTAAGCCAGCAAATTTCTTGAGGTTGTTTCCCCACATTCTTTTGATTAATGCTGTAGCATACTCTTTCATCCATCGGTCATTCCATACTCTACCATAAACATCTGGATTAATCGAGGCATAACATTCAGCAACTATAACATCACCAAGCTCAGCTTGTTTAGACCCCCATGACCAATCAATAAACAATTTTTGCATATGTCTTTGGAATCGAATAGGAACTTCTCCAGTAAACATCAATTCAAGAGAGCGTAAGTGTTGTTGTGTTAATGTATAGTTGATGTATGATGCGGAGGTGAAGTCGTATAACTCATTGAGTCGTAATTGATATCTCAAGTCAAACATATTAACACCGGCTTGAGTGTCTGTGATTGGGAATACACGGGTTACTCCAACAATCTCCATAGTATTGTTTGAAGCATCTAAGACATTACTTAAATTAATATACTTTTGGTTTATATCTGTTTGCTGAATAGCTTTAACATAATATATTTTTTGTAGGCCGTCAAAGTGATAATCTTGCCAATATTGTAACGCATCATCAATCCGGTCTTCCACTTGGTCATCGTCTACGTTAATTTCAATGACTGGAAAACCTAATCTTCTGAGGCAATATTGTTTGAAGTTAGCTCTAGTTGTGATTGTTGCCATCAATTTCTCCTATTATTAGTGTATTTATGTAACAGGAGAAACTAGTTTCAAATCTTTAGTAATCCTGGTAATCTAGGTCCGTCTTTGATAGCCACCAACCAAGCTGTTGTAACCAAAACATTTAAACCTTTCATCCAATCGTTTGGATAATAGGTCTCTTTACGATATTGTTGAAACTTTATGGTGGTATTGTCTATAAAGTTGGCCAAATAAGCATCTGTATAATATAAAAAACTATTTTCATTCCAATAACTTACATGGGTTGGGTCTTGAAATGCCCCCCGACCATCTGTACTTGGAACGTCTATAAATGCCCAGCCTCCGTGTACCAATACTCTATGTATTTCTGCCATAATTTTACTTTTATCATGTAGGTGTTCAAGTATGTGACTAGCATTTAACACACCAACAGAGTTATCTGGTAAAGGAATGCCATCATTTAAATCACAATTAGGATAATCAGCTGTAGTTCTAAGGTCTACTGTTGTGTAACCTGGAAATGGATTTAACCCACCACCAATATCTACTTTTAATAAACCTTTAAGTTCCGCATCTCTTTCAGCCAACTGTCTTGCATATTGATTAAACAACTCTACAGTTTTGACCTGTATATCGGCATTTCTACTGTTCATTGATGTATTAACGCCAGTAACTCTGTATATATAAAGAACTTTAGGTATACGAACCATCTTTGTTTTTAAATATGTACGAATACATAATTCATGGTCATCACAAATCTCCAATTCTGGATTATGTCCACCAATTTCTTTGTATATAGAAGCTCTCCATGTTCTCACATGGTCTGGTGCAAACCAAATATAACCTAAACTATGACTAGTAGGTTCAAAACTATGCATTGCAAATAATTCATTACCTTTCCAATTATACATTTCATGTTTCCATCCATTATCGGATGAATAAGGAACAAATTCTCCTTTCATGTGATAAACTGCATTATCAGAATAAACAAATCCAACAGATTCATCTTGATATGCTTTGTTTAATTCTTCTAAACAATCTGGTGTAAACATATCATCATGGTCGGCTTCAATTAATATATCGCCTGTACCTAGATTAAAAGAATCTAATTTTAATTTACCAATACTGGCCGTTTCTCCATGCCAATGAAATATTTTTACTCTGAAATCATTTTGTATTCTTTCAGGTAAATGCTGTGGTGTACATTTGTTATTTGTTAAAATTACCCATTCCCAATTAGGATATGTTTGATTGATAATTGAATCATATAATTCAAGTAAGTATGGTATATTTTCTGGACTATGTTCAGGTGTAATAAAGCTAAATTTGTAAAGTTTCATAATTTAATCAAAGAAAAATAAATGTGTCAGTCTGCCGTCTTGTTTGTTTTGGCCAAAATAGGGTCCTGCTGAATGTATACACCTAGCATCCATAATGACTAGTCTATTATACAGGTTACCAGCTGAGTCGGCAATATCAAATTTGGTAGAATCATAAAATCCACCAGAGAAAGCCGCATCAGCGTCAGCATCTGTTGCTCTTCTTGTGCCATTAATTTTAGAACGAAGCAATCTTGTACCACTTTCTATTGGAGCGTCTGGTGTCATGTATATCATGGCTGCCCATTTTTGTATATCATAATGATAAACTTGTGGGTCTTGAGCTATACAAATTTGAAATACACCGTTATACCCTTGTTCAAAGTCTACAATAGGTTCACCCATAATAAACTCAAAAGCTTCTTTAAGTCCTTTTGGACGGTATGGTCTTACCGACCTAAGTCCTTTATACCACCTTAAATCTTCTTTATATTCAACCTGTGTTAATGCAAAGTCTCTTATTGTATCTGGATCATTATAAAAGTTATCTACAACAAACAATTTTTTACCATATGATTTGTTAATATAAAATGGTGGGTGTTCTGTTTGTTCTGATTCTTCTTTTTCTTTTTCATGTGAAGCAATACTGTGTAAACTTTGAACTAATGGACCGCCATCATGGTACATAGAAGAATCTACAAAGTTTGTGTAAGTTGGATAAGCATTTGTTCTTTCAGGCTGCATCATAATACTTGTGTATTTGTGCATATTTTTCCAATCTTTTGCTTGTTGATATTTGTATACCAAAGCCAATAAATGGTCATTTCTTCCTGGTGCAAATGAACCTGCTGATTTTAAATAATTAATTTGATTTTCTTTATCGCCAAAGTAACCATAAATCTGTGCAATCATCAACATAGACATATAAGAAACTTCATCAATAAATTGTGCTGATTGCGTTTCATTAAATCTATGTGTGTGGTTTAAATATTCACCAAAGTAATAGATACACCTTCTGCCATATTCTTTCTTTTGGCTCTCACCTAAAGGAAAAGCATTTGATTCCCATGCATCAAAATAACTTTTACCAATATACCAAAAATGATATAGATTTGTTTTAAAACTATCTTCAGCCATCATCTTTTCTTCTAAGATAAGAGCATGACTCATAAATTTAGTTGGTACTCCCCAGCTTTGACCTTCATTAAATCCTGTTTGTCTAAATGATTTTGGTAATAACACTCTTTGAAATCTATCACCAATTGCTTCATCGGCACAGTAAACAGTTTCATGGCATGGGTCGTGATTAAAACGCCAAGGCATTTTAGCATTCCACATCCAACACCTAGTGTATGTTGATGTACCTTGAACACAAGGAACTTCCCAAGAATGTACTGTGGTATCATCTAGTATTGACCAATCAAAGTCATCATCAACTTGTAGAATCTCATCACAATCCATTTTAAGAATCCAATCACAACCATGGTCTATACTCTGGCAAGTTTGTGTTAAATGGTCACGATTCCATCCAAAGCCTACCCATCCTTCTTTTACATTATAAAGAAACCCTGGTATTTGATACTTATTAAAAAATTCTTCAACAATCTTTTCTGTACCATCAGTTGAACCATTGTTCTGTATTACCCAAAAATCAATATACTTGTAACAAGATTCCAACATTCTTCCAATGGTCTTAGATTCATTTTGAAACATTGTGGTCATTACAATCTTACATTTTTTTTCAGCCATCATCTCACTCTCTTTTCAATTAATTCCAATATATCTTTATCATTCTCTTGGTTTTTTGCAGGACTATACAAGGCTCTTTTTCTTGGTGGTGTATTTGGTGTAGAGTCTGTTAAGTAATAAGTAGCAATACTTTTTCTATACACATCTTTTGGACAATTAATAGGGTCATAAAATCCATGCCAAGAATTTTGTGTGGTATTAAAAATAACAGCACGATTAAAAATACAATCTATTGTTTTAACTTTTTCTTTTGGTTTATTTGTTTTTTCATCATGTGACCAGAATTCTAAATTACCACCCCATTTAGGATCCCAATCTGGTGTTAGGTATAGAATGAGATTGAGTCTGCGTTCTAGGTTTAATTTTGGATGTAGAGAGTAGTCAAGATGTACATTTAATTTCCCACCACGACCATGAATGTGCCAGCCGCCTCCATGTAAACCCATATCTGAATATAGATTATTCAATTTTAAAATATCTTTTAATTTACCAGTAAAGTTATTACCATTCAACTCTGTAAATAATTGGTATGTTTCTGGTGGAAAATAAAACCAATTGTTAATTGTCTTTTTTAATTCCAATGGATTATCATAATCATACCAATTTGATGAATGATAATCTGGGAATTCATCTGAGAGTTTTTTGGCTTTGTCTACTGGTAAAAAATTATCTATTATAAAATATTCAAAAGGTTCAACTTCCATAATAATATCATTCATTCTATCTCCATTTAGGTCCTTCAAACCAAGCTGCTACACTATATCTAGTACCTCTGAGGACTGGATTTGCTTTGTGTCTGAACATTGAAGGAAAGTAAATGATAGAGCCTTGATTTTTAGTTTCTTTATCTAGTGGTGGACAACCTTCTGTAATTTCAAAATCACCACCTTGGTAATCATTGGGGTCCGATAACTGAATAATACAAGAAAGTTTACGGTGATATATTGGGTCTTTGTTTAACCAAAAAACATCATGGTGTTCTTTGTATTCACCCTTATCAAGATAATCATATTCAGCAATTTGAATAAATGGTAATCTTGTAATATGAACATTGAAAAAGTCTCTGTTCGCATCTATGGCTGTTTTCCATAGAGCATCAAATAACCAAGTAAATTTTGGATTATCTGAATTAACAAATCTAATTTTACTTCTTCGAAATGATAGGTCTACAGTTGTTGCATCACCTGTACCTAAAATACCATCTTGTGTTGGTATATCTGCTGCATCAGCAATGATTTTTTCACACGCCGTTTTATCAAAATAATGATTAAAATAACACCATTCACCATTCATAATAATTCACCTTTACATATTTAATTTAAGATATTCTATTTGTTCTTTCTGTTGCTTTAGAGCCTCAATCAAAAGAGGTACTATTTTAGAATATTGAATAGTCAAATAGTTATTTCCTGATTTACTCTGTCCATATTTATCTATATCAAAAGCAGCTATTCCTACAGATTCAGGTAAAACTTTTTGTGCTTGTTGAGCAATTAAACCAATTTGTCTTTCACCTTCATTATTATAACCCATTTCTTTCGCAAGTTCACTTTGTTCATAATATACTCCATTTAATTCGTTTATTTTTTGTAAAGCATTTTCAATATTACTTTCAATATCTTTTAATCTTTTGTCTGAATAAGAAGCTGTTATTGTACTTGTGGCATAAACATATCCTGTTGGTGCACCTGAAGTATTAATATTCAATGACGCAACTTGTGTTGGTGAAGCTCCAGGTCCACCAGCTGGACCTTGTGCGCCAGGAGGACCTCCAGGTCCTTGAGTGCCTGTTGGTCCGCTTCCACCTGTAGTACCTTGTCTACCTTGGAAACCAGGAACTCCAGGACTTCCTACTGGACCTTGGGCACCAGGACTTCCTGTTGGTCCCTGAGTTCCTGTGGGTCCTGTGGGTCCTTGAGTGCCTTGTCTACCTTGGAAACCAGGAACTCCAGGACTTCCTACTGGACCTTGAGCACCAGGAGGACCTAAAGCGCCTTGTACACCTGTAGGTCCAGTTGGTCCTTGAGTGCCTTGTCTACCTTGAAAACCAGGAACTCCAGGACTTCCTACTGGACCTTGAGCACCAGGAGCTCCTGTTGGTCCTTGAAATCCATTTGGTCCTGTGGGTCCTTGAGTGCCTTGTCTACCTTGAAAACCAGGAACGCCTGTAGCACCTTGTGCGCCTTGAACACCAGGAGCTCCTGTTGGATTTGTACCTTGTGGTCCTTGTACACCAACTATACCTTGTCTACCTTGAAAACCTGTTGCACCTAAAACTCCTTGAACCCCAGGAGCACCAGTTGTACCTGTGGCACCTTGAGCTCCTTGAGCACCAGGGAGTCCTTGTACACCTTGAAAACCAGTAACACCTTGAGCACCTTGGACACCAGCAATTCCAACAACACCAGGAGCTCCAGTTGTACCTGTGGCACCTTGAGCTCCTTGAGCACCAGGGAGTCCTTGTACACCTTGAGCACCAGGAGTACCTATTGCACCTTGAAATCCTGCACCTCCATTTGTACCTTGAACACCTTGAGCACCTTGTACACCTTGAGCACCTATAGTTCCTTGTGCGCCAGCCGCACCTTGAACACCTTGAGTTCCTTGAGCACCAACATAAGTTGATTGAGAAGAAACCCAAGTACCACTAGAATTAATTACAGCAGTATTGGATGTTGTATTGGCAATAGATAAACCATTTTTAACGATAAAATTTGAATTAGTTGCCATTTAACTTTTCCAATTCTTCAATTTCTTTTTGTTGTTCTTTAATAGTTTCTACAATGAGAGGAATTAATCTTTCATACATCACAGTTAAATAGTATTCACCAGATTTACTACCTCCATCTTCAGTAACATCGAATGGTGCCGGCTTAATAACCTCTGGCATAATTTTTTGTACTTCTTGAGCAATTACTCCGACTTGCCTTTGATAATCATTGTACCCAAATTGTTCTGCAAATTTATTTTGTGTATAGAAAACACCATTAAGAGTGTATAACTTTTCACCAGCATTTTTAATTGTTTCAATATTATCTTTGAGTCTTATATCAGAAAAATTTGCTACAATATCTCCTGTGGCTCTCAGTTCACCTGTAGGTCCAGCTGCAGTGTTTACACCAAGTGCAGAGACTGATGTTGTCAAAGAACCTGCAGGCCCTACCGATCCTTGTGCCCCTGATGGGCCTTGAGCGCCTGTTGGTCCAGATCCACCTGCAGGACCTTGAGCACCAGGAACACCAGTTGCGCCAGTTGGTCCTGTAGGACCTTGACTACCTGTTGGTCCTGCAGGTCCTTGAGTACCTGAAGGACCAGGTCCGCCTGCTATTCCTTGAACACCTGGAACTCCAGTTGCACCAGTTGGTCCTGTGGGTCCTTGAGTACCAGTTGCGCCTCCTGGTCCTTGTGCACCTGCGACACCTTGAACTCCTACAATACCTTGAACACCAGGAACTCCAGTTGCACCAGTTGGTCCTGTGGGTCCTTGAGTGCCTGAGGGTCCAGCGGGTCCTTGAGCACCTGAGGGGCCAGGTCCACCTGCTATTCCTTGGACACCAGGAACTCCAGTTGAACCTGTACCTCCTGTAGGACCTTGAACGCCAGGATTACCTCCCGGTCCTTGAACCCCTTGAGCGCCTTGAAATCCTACAGCTCCTTGAGCACCTTGAACACCTGCTGGTCCAGGAGAACCTGTGGTTCCTGTGGCGCCTGTTGGTCCTTGAGAACCAACTATACCTTGAAATCCTGTGGCGCCTTGAACACCTTGAGCACCAGGAACACCAGGAGTACCAATAAAACCTTGAGCACCACCAGCACCTTGTGCGCCTTGTGGTCCTTGTACACCAATTATACCTTGTACACCAGTATCTCCTTGAGCACCTTGGACGCCTGCTGGTCCTTGAGTTCCAGGTGAACCATTTGCACCTTGAGTACCTATAGTTCCACTAACACCTTGAAATCCTGTGGCACCTTGAGCACCGGCTGTTCCTGATGTTCCTGATGCTCCTTGATGGCCTTGGGGGCCTTGAGCACCAACGGCACCTTTAATGTTTGTTGTTGGTCCAATCCAAACACCACTAGAATTAATTACAGCAGTATTGGATGTTGTATTGGCAATAGATAAACCATTTTTGACAATGAAATTATTTTTGGTAGCTGCAGGAGGCAACGCCATTATTTACTCCTCTCCAATAATACTTTGATTCTTTCTTGTTGTTCTTTGATGGCTTGAACAAGAATAGGAATTAATTTTTCATATTGTACAGTTAAATAATTTTCACCAGATTTACTATTACCATTTTTGTCTATATCAAATGGTGCTGGCTTAATAATTTCAGGTGCAAATGATTCAATCTGTTGAGCTATTAAACCAACTTGTCTATTATAGTCATCATATCCATATTTTTCTGCCACTTTATTAATTGTATAATATATTCCAGTCATACTCTGTACTTTGTATATACAATCTTTTATTATTTCAATATTCTTTTTTAATCTTTCATCAGAATACCAAGCAGTTATAGTACCTGAAGCTTGTATTGTACCTGTAGGACCCACAGCAGCATTAACTCCCAATGCACTAACTGAACCAGTACTAGTTGTAGATGCTGTACCTCCAGCACCAGTTGGACCTGTAGTGCCCGTAGCGCCTGTGCCCCCTGCAGGACCTTGAGCGCC